AAAATAAAAATGCCATATAGGCTTGTTGACAAAAATTGGATAGATTATTACTATGTAGCGGATGACATAATTGATGCCGCGCTTTATTGGGAAAAAAACGGTTACATACCAAAAACTAAAATGTGTTTATCTTTTCATTTTAAAAAACATATAAACATTGGTAGAGGTGGTATGATTCTTCTTGATAATAGAGAAGAAAGAGATAGACTCGTACGCATGAGGCATGATGGAAGATCTATATATGAAAATAAAAATTATAATGAAGAAGATATTACAGAGATCGGCTATCATTATTATATGACACCTGAAACCGCTGCAATCGGTTCTGAAATATTTAAAAAGAAAAAAGATCTAAACCCAGAAAGTAAAGGCAGTGCAGACTATCGCGATATAAGAAAATACGCGTTTTTTAAAAAAAATGAATAACGGCTATGTACATTTGGCATAGCAACCACTATATAAATAATACGGGTGCAGAATATTCTGACCCAACTAATCTTGCTTGATCTAAAGGAGATAACAATGACAGGCGCACACCAACTTTTCCCACGTTCATCTTTCGTGGGCTTCGATCATTTATTCAATGAGCTAGAATTTACAGCTAAACATTCGAATGATCATTATCCACCCCACAACATTATTAAAGCTAATGAAACAGATTATCTGATTGAATTAGCTATTGCCGGGTTTACAAGAGATGAGATCTCTGTAGAAGTTAAAGACAGAACTTTGACTGTTACAGGGGAACACGTTTCTAAAGGTAGAAACTTTATTCATCGTGGTATATCTACGAAGAAATTTAAAAGAACTTTTAGGCTGTCTGAACACGTAAACGTAAACGGAGCAGATATTCAGGATGGCATCTTGGCAATCGAATTGCAATATGTTATTCCAGAAGAAATGCGTCCTCGTAAAATTAATATTGGAAAATTTAACGAGGTCGAACATGACACAAGCAATACTAACAGCACACAGCTACTCAACGAGGGCAGTTGAACTAATTATTGAAGCGCTAAAAAGCATTTACAATAATCGAATTGAACGTAAAGCAATTCGTGAAACTGAAAAAGCTCTAAGCAATCTATCTGATTATGACTTAGCAGACATTGGCATTAGCCGCGGCGAGATCTATGAGATCGCTAGGTATAAATCGTCTATTGAACACGTCAAAGTAAATCAAAATTTGCAAGGATGGGTTTAATGACAACAGCAGTAATGTCTACTATATTCTCGCCCTTATCGGGTTTGTGGTCTTCACTAGATCGTACGATCCAAGTTGTGGGATATTCCAAAGCGGCGGCAGAGCTGGCCCGATTGGGATACCACGAGGAGAGCAAAGCGTGCATGATGGAAGTTGCCAAATTGCGTAACTAACTTATAGAGGGCTGTAATGGCCCTCTTAACCCCAGGAGATATTATGAAAGAACAACTTGTAAAAGCAGCACGTATGCATGCCGAAGGTGAACTAGAACGTGCAAAAACAAATATTATGGTCTACATGAATCAGAGTGTAGGCATTGGTGAACATAGCGATATTGTCGAAGCAATTCAAGAAGAACTAGACAAGATGGCTATGGCTACAGACAGAATTGAAATGTTAGAAAGACATTTTAGTTAAACACAAACACACACAGGAGACACACACATGTCAAATCCATTCCAAATCCGCTATGACGTATTAAACATGGCAAAAGATATGCTTGACAAAGCATATGAAAATCAGATTAACCTAGCACATCAGATGATGGACATGCATAAGGAAAATGCTGATCAGATGAGGGAAGCGTATGAAAAGTATATTCCCAAAGCAATTACTCCAGAAGAAATTAAAGCGCAAGCTGAAAAATTGTATGAGTTTGTTTCCGAAAAGAAATAATCTAATGAGAGGATGATTATGAAACTATTGACTACACTAGGACTACTTGCAGCAATGGCGACACCAGCTCTTGCTGAAGATATGACTATCGAAATGCTTAACAAGCGTGATGACGGTGCCAAGATGGTTTACTCAGAAGACATCGCACGTATTGATATTGGCGATACTATTACTTGGGTAGCAACATCAAAAGGTCACAATGTAGAATTCATTGCAGGACCAGACGGATGGAAAGCCCCGCGTAAGTCTAAGCTCAATAAAGAAGTTGAAATGACATTTGACACACCAGGCATCTACGTATATCAATGTTCCCCGCACAAATCAATGGGCATGATTGGTATTGTAGTTGTAGGTGATGGAGACAATGATGTGTCCAAAGCCAAAGTAAAAGGTAAGTCAAAGAAGAAACTGAAAGCCCTTTTGAAAGAGCTCTAGGTTATGTTTAGAAACTTTGTAAACAAAATCCCAGAGTTCTGTATGACTCATTGGCTACTACGCATTCCAATCATTGTTGTGTTTTTTCAACAAGGAATGAATAAGTGGCCAATCAACCTTGAAGACTCTCCAGTAGAACTTACACTATTAGTTTGGTCGTTTGTTGTATTTGGAGAGCTTGGGGCGGCCGCCGGCTTATTGGTCGGTGGTATAGCAGACTACACTAAGCGCACGAAAGAGTTTGGCGATATTATCACACGTTTCAGTGGTATTACTATTGCCAGTATTATGACAGGTGTTATATGGACAGGCGAACCCGAAAGCTTCTGGGATGTCTTATGGTATGACAATCTGCATGTACTACTTTGGGTTGGCGGAATGTATTTTGCATTGAGAGGAAATAGAACATGAATAATGAAATGCAAGACTTAAAATTTACCACAGCAGGAGATTTTATGAAAATGACTGAGGAACCTCATCATAATTATTGTACTACAAAAGGTCTTGGCTGGGCATTCCTAATTATTATTATTGGTATGGTTGGAATGCCTATTCTTGGATCAGCGATTGCTTATCCAGATAATTGTAAACAATCCATCCTTATTCCTTGTTTAGGATTAGGTGAATAAAAAAACAAATTGGCGCTTCGGCGCCTTTTTTTGTTTACATTCCTCGTAAAGTATGATAGAATATACATATTCGTTGGAGGTTTAATTTGTCATTTTATACATCAGTCAATCGCTATGGGTCTCAGATCCTATATTGTGGCTATAACGACAATGGCGTACGTGTCGAAAAGAAAATAAAGTTTGCGCCCACCCTTTTCATTCCAAGTAAAAATAAAAACACGGAATGGGTTTCTCTTGATGGAGCTCCGGTTGAGCCCTTAGGTTTTCCTACAATGAGAGATGCTAAGAATTTTATCGATCAATACAAAGATGTTGATGGAATGAAAGTCTATGGCAACACTAATTATATTCAGCAATGCATCACAGACATGTATCCTGATGAAATTAAGTTTCGGCCTAATCAAGTTAATATCGTTAATTTTGATATTGAGGTTATGTCTGACGATGGCTTTCCAAAACCAGAAGAAGCAATTCAACCGATTATTTCTATTGCTCTAAAATCTAGTCAGTCCTCAATCTATCACGTGTGGGGCTTAGGAGATTACGACTATGAAAAATGTTCTATTGAAATGCATGGCGACCTTATTCAATATCGTAAGTTTGATAGTGAAGAGGCTATGCTTGCTAGCTTCCATAAGTTTTGGTGTGATAACCGGCCGGACATCATCACGGGTTGGAACAGTCGCTTTTTCGATATTCCTTACCTTATTAATCGCATCGCACGTATTGGAACTATTGAAGCCGTAAAAAGATTATCACCATGGAATATGGTAAACGAACGTAATACAGAAATTACTGGTCGTATGCAATACGGCTATGAGATCGTTGGCATTCAGCAAGCTGACTATCTTGAACTATTTAAGAAATTTGGTTATTCATATGGCGCACAAGAATCATACAAACTTGATCACATTGCTCACGTCGTTCTCGGTGAAAAGAAGTTATCTTACGAAGAACATGGCAATCTATATACCTTGTATAAGGAAGATCATCAAAAGTTTATAGACTATAACATCAAAGACGTTCAGCTGGTTAATCGCATCGAAGAGAAGATGGGTCTTATTCAGCTGGCACAGACCATGGCTTATCGTGGTGGTGTTAATCTTGCTGACACCTTTGGCACTACTGCCATATGGGATTCTATTATCTATCGCGAGCTTAACAAGAAAAAGATTGCCATACCGCCCAACAATGAAAAGATTAAAAACCCATATCCTGGCGGTTATGTGAAAGAACCTCAAGTTGGTCTACATGACTGGGTCGTATCCTTCGATCTTAATTCTCTGTATCCAAACCTGATTGTACAATACAATATGTCACCAGAGACGCTTATAGGTCAGACAGAGCGGTCTGGTGTTGATTATTACCTTGAGCTAGATGATAAGGTCTCATCCCAGCATTCAGTGGCAGCCAACGGCTCAACCTATCATAAAGAATTTCAAGGCATTCTTCCTAAGATTATTGAAGCATATTATGCTGAACGTACGCAAATTAAAAAAGAAATGCTTAGTATTGAGCAAGAGTATCAGAAAAACAAAACTGTTGAGCTAGAGCGAGAAATCAATCGATATAACAATCGCCAAATGGCTATTAAGATTCTACTAAATTCTCTCTATGGTGCACTCGGTAATAAATACTTTAGATACTTTGATATGCGTATGGCCGAAGGTATTACTTTATCTGGCCAACTTTCAGTACTATGGGCTGAAAAGGCCGTTAATAAGGAGATGAACAATGTTCTCAAAACTAGAGACGTGGACTACGTTATTGCGATTGATACTGATTCTCTCTATATTAACATGGGTGCTTTGGTAGAACAATTTAAACCCAAAGATCCAGTTAAGTTTCTTGACAAAATTTGTTCAGAGCACTTTGAGTCCGTATTAAGTAAGTCGTACGATAAGCTATTCAATCAGATGAATGCTTATAAACCACGTATGGAAATGGGTAGAGAAGTTATTGCTGATCGTGGCATATGGACAGCAAAGAAACGTTATATTCTAAACGTTCACAATTCTGAAGGCGTTCAGTATGCTGAACCTAAACTTAAGATTATGGGCATTGAAGCTATTAAATCTTCAACTCCTGAGGTTGTCCGCGATAAGTTTAAAAAAGCATTTAAGATTATTATTAGCGGTAATGAAAAACATACTCAACAGTTTATTACCGACTTCTATAATGAGTTTCGTTCTTTACCGCCAGAGAAGATATCTTTCCCCCGCGGTGCCCGTGAAGTAACTAAGTGGGCAACAAAAAAAGGTGAAAGAATCGCATATAAAAAGGGAACGCCTATTCACATCCGTGGCAGTTTGTTGTATAATGGTCTTATCGATAAATATAACTTACATAAGAAATATGCCAAGATTCAAAATGGCGAAAAGGTAAAGTTCTGCTATCTTCGAACTCCTAATCCGATTCACGAGAACGTAATTGCTTTTCCTGATTATTTGCCAAAAGAATTCGGACTAGAAAAATTTGTGGATTACGATTTACAGTTTTCCAAAACTTTTAGCGATCCGCTGAAACCTATTCTAGATCCAACCGGTTGGTTTATTAATTATGATAACACAAATACGCTGGAGGATTTCTTTATATGACGAGCTGGCTAAAACGACTTTTATACGACAAATATGAAGTTACCATATGGTATAACGAAAACGATGGTACTAAGAGAACACAATTCTTTGAGCTATCAGAACTAAATAAGATTGACCAAACATCTCTTAAAGGTAGAGATATGAAGGGTCGTAAAATTAACATTAAAACTACTGACCAATTTAATTATCAAGTGAGGAAAATATACTAATGAGCGATTGGGTTAATGACATTTATATGATGCATAATAAATTTGGCGTCAAAGAATGGTTCGAAAAAAATAAAGATGATAAAGATCTTATGCGAAAGTATATTATGTTTCGTATGCTTATGATTGGTGAAGAATATCACGAGACTTTATCTGCTATTAATAATGGAGATGCCGAAGAGGTAGTTGACGGCTTGATTGATATGTGTGTTTTTGCTATCGGTACGCTCGATGTGATGGGCGTTGATGCTAAAGAAGCATGGAATGAAGTATACGAGGCTAATATGGCTAAAGAACCTGGCGCGAAACCTGGTCGGCCTAACCGATTTGGTCTACCAGATCTGCTAAAGCCTAGTGGATGGAAACCACCTCAGCATAAAGGTAACCACGGCAACCTAGATATGGCTCTAGACGCCCCGCCGGTAATCGCCGTTCCCGATAGCTGGTAATATTATGGCATTGTCATTAACACTATTTAAGAACGTCTTTGATAATAAGACGCATCGTAGAATGGACTTCGAGAACTGGCAACAGCTCTCGGAGCTCTTCTATAAACTGTCTAGACAACCTTTGAAGGGAAAGAAAGATGCACAACTTATATCACCTGCTGTATATGTTTCTAATACGACTAGGGCCAACAAGAATGTGGATGCTTGGGCAGGCTGGGCTGCTATTGATGTTGACGATCACGCTTTTAAGGGCAAATTAGAAGATGAACTTAATGAGCGCTTTGGTAATTACACATATGTGTGTTATAGTACCGCTAGTAGCACTCATGAATTTCCAAAGTTTCGTGTGG